TACAGACAATATCTTTAACTTCCTTTCGGATTTAAAACCAAAAAAAAAAAATAAAAACGATAAAATAAATTATATAAAAAGGCTAGAAAACATTAAAAAAAAAATCTGCCGTACTTACATAATGGACGCGTCAATTATTTTAGGAAACCGAGTGCCTTATGAATATTTTATCACGAGCGGTTCAGGTCAATCTGATGCGGGTTCCAAAGGATTGCCTTATGAAACGGGTTCGTATGACGAGGCATTGACTAAAGCAGGCATTCAAAATGCCAACATCATTGAGTACACGAGTGTCATCCCTACCCATGCCAAGCAAATATCGAAAGAGGATGGCTTAAAACGAATTCAATGGGGTGAGGTGCTCGAAAGCATCAAGGCACAAGCGAACGGAGCCAAGGGACAATTTATCAGCGCAGCAGTGATGACGACAGATGTCTATGACCCTCGCGGAACATTCCTTGGGGGGTTTGCATGTGAATATTCTGGAAGTGACGACCGGAAAGGCGCCGAGAAATCGCTTGAGGACTCCATCTCCGGCATCATAGAGAGAAGAGGGTTTGGTAAGGTGAAAGGAGGTGCGAAATTGTATGAGGACAACGTCACGGACATCGGCTACACTTTTCATCCAGGAAAGGTGTTCGTGTACGAAGGATTCCAGGTCACGGCACACCATGGAACAGCTTTGGCGGCCATTTGCTTCGTTTCCTATCGCTTCCCTGTGCTAGACTCGTCTGTGCTCCGTCAGCGAAGAAAATCGAAATCGAAAACACATAAGAGGAAACCACCTTCACTCACGCGATCATTTTCATTTCGATAGGCTCATGATGTACGTAGTCGTGTACTTCAAAGTCCTGCACTTTATAGTCTTGGATATTCTCTCTAGTGTCTCGAATGTACACTTTGGGAAAAGGGTGAGGGGTCCTGGTCAGTTGGGTTTGGATGGGCAACACATGGTCCTCGTAGAGGTGACAATTGCCCATGAAATGCACAAATTCATGCGCTTGCAAACCGCAGTGATGGGCCAACAAATGCGTTAAAAAACAATAAGAGGCAATGTTGAAAGGTACACCGAGTGCGACGTCACATGAACGTTGATAGAGGGCACACGACAATTGGTTTCCGTTCTGTACATGAAACTGACACATCACATGGCATGGTGGCAACGCCATTTGGTCGAGTTGCTGAGGGTTCCATGCAGTGAGAATCAAACGCCGACTGGTGCGCTGTGCGGGGTCTTTCAATGCGTCCACAATTTGCTTCAACTGGTCGATGCCTTCTTCATGCAATTTTTTGTAATCTTCGAGTATTTGCACATCACAGTCGCTGTCGTATGCCTCCAGGATGTGTTTTCTCTCTTGGTTGCTATAGTACGGCTTGTTGAAATGACGCCATTGTCTCCCGTAAATTGGTCCCAGCTCGTCGACGTCGTAGTGTGTGAGACCTCTGCTGTCCAGAAACTCTCTTGTGCCGTTGGCATCCCAAATATGCACTCCCTGCGCCTTCAACAGACAGTTGTCTGTCTCTCCACGCACAAACCATAAGAGCTCTTTCAGGCAGGTCTTCCATGCCATTTTCTTTGTGGTAAGGATGGGTATTATACCGTCCCTTAAAGAGAAACGCATCGAATGGCCAAATACGCTTTGGGTCCGTCCATTCCTTCCCTCCTCCCAGACTCCTTGCTCCAAAATATGATCCACAAGATGTAAATACTGGTGTTCCTCGTGCTGGAAACGTTGCACATTGCTAGCGATTCTTTCAGATAACAATGTGTCGTCCTCACTCGGTTGGGCTCCCAAGTCTTTTACCAATCCCAATCCCAATCCCAATCCCAATTTAGGTATCGAAGAGGACGTCGTCTTTTCTTTTTCTTGGCCACTGAAAAGTTCCTTGAGTCGCCTGACTCTTCCGTTTCCAAACGCAAATTCTTCTGCCATATGTTCCATGATATTTCCTTATATTTAGGACTTAGTTTTTAAACCTATTTACCTATTTTTGATATTTAATTTCTAATTATATCGTATAGAAGAAAATAGGAATGGACAACAACGACTCCGACGATTCAAAAAGTTTCTTTAAGCACGTTTTCAACTTTGACGATGACTCCAAATCTGAAATTCTAAACATTTTGCAATATTCTCTCCTCGCCATTATTCCCATAGTGTTATTGAACAAGACCATGCAGAAATATGTCCCGGAAGCAGACGACAACAAAAGCAGTTTGGAAATCAGTGCGGAAGTGGTCATCCAAATCATTGTCATGTTTATCGGTTTGTTGCTGATTCACCGCATCATCACCTTCGTCCCAACCTACAGTGCAGCGAAGTATCCCGAGTTCCATATTGTCTACATCATTTTAGCCATTTTGATGATTACGATGAGTCTCCAAACCAAGCTTGGAGAGAAAGTATCCATTTTGACGGACCGACTCATGGAATTGTGGAATGGGAAACCGGAAAAGAAGAAGCAGGGCGGCAAAGTGAAAGTGTCGCAACCCATTTCAGGTAGTGGTAGCGTGGGAGGGGGGGTCATGGCTCCTCCGATGACCGACGGCACCGCCATCAGTTCGTTGCCGACTTACGACCAATCACAGCAACAATTGCCCAATTACGATGCCATGTACAAGCAAGACAATACACCGCTCGTGAATGCGGCCAGTCCCGGCGTGTCCATGGTCGAGGGTATGACCCCTTTTGAGCCTATGGCTGCGAATGCGGTGTTAGGAGGTGGGGGATTTGGTTCGTGGTAATAACAAACTATACAACAAAATATATAAAAATAGAACATGTTTATATATTTATAAGAACCCCACCCCCACCCCTAAGAAGAGAGAAAAATGGACATTCCTAAACTGTTAAAGGCATTGGACGATGAATCTAATGAAACACTCCTCAACTTCACCACGGATAAGATTCGTGAAATGAATTGGAAGATTTTGAAAGAGCTGCATCTCTCGAAGAGAGAAACCCAAGACATTTTCAATAAGCTGAAAGACTACAAGTATGTCGACGAAATGAACGACCTCAAATATGGTGTGTATATTCGATGGATTCCGATTGAGGACCCAGACGACATCCACTTGACCAAAGGAGCCATTTTCTGCGAACTCAAAATTGTAGACGAAGGTGTGTTTTGTGTATGCAAAAATTTCGGCTATCCAGTACGGCATTTTCAAATATCCATGGACAAGAACTTGATATTTCAGAAGCTGACCGACCAAGAGTTGGTCCTTTTGTCAGCGTTGGATCATCTCGCAAAATAATCCGTTTCTTTATGTATATGAATGAGGAGGAGATTACAACCAACTGCACCTGCACCGACGCCATCCATTCGCATCCATCCCAAGTTGTTGGTGGTCAGTTTCGCCAAACCCAACCACTATTTTAGCAAAATAATTGGTTACAACGATATACGCTTAAATACTTATTCCCATGAATACAAATACGATAAAAGCGACGTGGATGATTTACATCAACCATGAAAAGAAGGCCGTTTTCTTGCACATCCCTAAGACAGGTGGCTCGTACATCGGCCCCACCTTGGTGAAATACTATGGGTTTACCAGCTTTCTGGATTTGATAGCATATCGTCGCCCGGACCACGACACCATATGTCGCACGGCTTATTTGCCTCAGGTGAAAACCGGAAATATTCTCTACGATTATTGCTTGTTCAACAAAATCATTGGACTCATGGTCTATTGCAGCACGAGTGAGTATTTCAATCACAAAATGAACATGACGGAAGAAAAATGGAAGACCTATACCAAGTTCTGCTTTGTGCGCAATCCGTATGCTCGATTGGTGTCGGGATGGAAGCATTTCAATACGGTGTTCCACCGTTCGGTCAGCTTGTTGGACTATGTGAAAATAAGTAATCCAATGCACAGCACCACCGACATCGAATATGGCCATGTATTCATGAGCCAAAAGCGACAAATGCAAGATATCCTTGGACAATGTGGGGTGGACATCATCGGTCGATTCGAGCATTTGGAAGAAGATTTGTGCGCAGTGTTACGGTGCCTCGGGTTTACAACAATACACCACCCAGTGAAGCGCGTCAATGTATCGAATGACAGTGGGTCCCACGAACTGATACTCGACAGTGCGGTCATTCGCTTCATCAACCGCCTCTTTGTAGACGATTTTGAGACATTTCATTACCAAATGGTCAGCATATGATGTCGGACCATTTGGCTACGGTGCAAAAGTAGTGCACAATGCTGGTGAGCAATATTGCATACAGGACGTGCATGAGGGTGGCAGGCGCACGCGTGAAGGAAGTCATAAAGGCGGTGGCACCAAAAATGAAAACCATGTCGCGCTTCTGTTTGATATCCAGGTAGACACCATGTCGTGCCATATTGCTCACGCATTGCTCTGCATACGCAAAGGCTTCGATATGGCCAGGGGGCAAGAAAAACATTCCCGTGGTGATGATAGATTTCATATGCATATTTTTTTTCTTTATGTATTGGTCTAGTCTATTCTTTATATTGTTTTGTTATAGTTTCTTATTGCCTCTTTGCTGTTATCGTCTCTTCGTCTTGGTCAAATGAACGGATGCTTTGCGTTTGCATGTGAACGTGCCTCGTTTGAAACCCTTCTTGTTGACAACTGCACGTGTACAGACGCCAATAGAGCGTGCTTCGACTGATTTTGATTTTGTCCCGAGTTTTTTGATGCATCGGCATAGTTTCCCAGCGAGTAGTTCCTCCGCCTGCGCTTTTAACAATCGTTTGTTCGATGGTATTGGTTTCCCATAAAAGGCAAGGATGTGTTTATAATCATTTGGTGTGAGTGCCGAGTCAGACATGGAAAATGGCAAGTCAAATCGGTGTATATAATAGATGGCGAATAAAAATTATACAAAAGGTAGTCAAATAAATTACATTTTTGATAAATACATATTTCTAAACATATATTAGGCAAATGAAAATTGTTGTATTTGATTTAGACGAAACTCTCGGTTACTTCACCCAATTTGGCATATTTTGGGATTGTTTGAAGCATTGTCTCAATTCGGTGATGACCCAGACGGAGTTTGATGAGGTGTTAGACCTGTATCCAGAGTTTTTACGACCAAATGTTTTGAACATTTTGTCCTTTTTAAAGACCAAAAAGCGAACCAATGATTGTCACAAAATCATGTTGTACACCAACAACACCGGTGTGCGGGAATGGGCAAGACAAATCGTCTCCTACTTTGAGAAGAAGGTGCATGACCCCAAATTGTTTGACCAAATCATCGGTGCGTTTCGTGTGAACGGCAAACGTGTCGAAATGTGTCGCACTACCTACAACAAAACCCTCGGGGACTTGGTCCGCTGTACTAAAATCCCTGTCGACGCGGAGATTTGTTTTGTCGACGACAGCTTCCACCCGGCCATGGCCCATGAAAACATCTATTACATCAACATCAAACCCTATCAATACAGTCTGCCGTTCAGCGAAATGATGGACCGATTCAAAGGGTCGGCCATTGGGCATCGTCTTATTGAAGATTACGAGAACTTCGATATGTGCATGTTGCAATTCATTCAACCGTTCAACTATCGTGTACGAGGGAAGAACCCTCGGGAATATGAAGTGGACAAGGTGATTGGCAAAAGCATTGTTGGGCACTTACGGACCTTTTTTCATGGCGACAACCGAGCAAAAACCGTGAAAAACCGTGGTCAAAGGCGAAACCGCACCTTTAGGTACCGTTGAACTCTTGCAATCCCTTTTGCTCCATGACCTGTTGCAGTTTATCGCGGACCGGCGCCACCTTTTCTTCGACACGCCCCTTGATGGAATCAAAGTAGTTTTTCAGCACCGCAGTGGTCAGGATAAAGAGTCCGGCATTGAAGGCTATTTTCTGGTCCAATTCCGTGAACACAACCTGGCGATAAGGGTTAAAACGCCAAATAAGAAACAGGCAGATGTAGGTCCTCACGTAGAAATCGAGAATAGAAAGGTATTTGGGTGCACTTTGGGAGAGCCCGAACGCGGACACCACGATAAGAGCATACGAAATCCACGTCGCCCAGTCGAACACTTTCTCCTGATACTGAGTCAATGATTGTTTCAATTTCATATTGGATTTCTTGATATACAATATGAAAATAATATATTTTTTTTTCTATCTAGGTTCTAACAATCATTTCAGTTCACCCTTTTTTCTGGTAGGTTGACAACGTGCGGGCACTCGGGTCGGTTGCGTCTGTGTACTTGGGCATCCAAAAGTATGGAAGAATGTGTTGGCAATGAGGATAGCACTCTAAAAACGTATTTTTGTAGTAAATTTTCTCCGTTTCTATAGTGGGGTCGTAGATATCCAATTCCAAACCAGCTACCTTACTATGCTTATATGAAACGTCCTCACTCATCGTTTGCGCAATCTTTTCTTGCAAAATCTGGAAGAGGGAACGCCCCTGTGTGCTGACCCCGTCACTGAATGCCTCCTTCCGTCGCCACAGTATGGCATCTGGCAAGATTTGTCCACCACGAATGTCTCGGAAATTGTCCGCATGGAACGCTCTCCTCAACAAGTTCTTTTCGGGAGCACCAGGAAAGTTGCGATGGTTGCGGAAATAAGGAGGAATGGTGAGCACATAATTGACAAAGCTGCGGTCCAAAAACGGCGTTCGTGGCTCCAGTCCATTTGATGAAATCGACTTGTCGGAGCGCAGTACGTCAAACATGTAAATGTCCTTTAAGAGTCGTCTTGTTTCCTTGTCGAATTCGAAATCATCTGGGCAAGAATTCATGTAGAGATATCCACCAAACAACTCGTCGGACCCGTCGCCATTGAAAATGACCTTGGCCTCTGAGTGTGACGCAATGTACTTGCCCAGCAAATAGTTGCCCAAACTGGCACGCACAGTGGTTGTATCGTAGCTTTCTATGGCCTGTATGACTTCCGGGATGGCATTGAACATGTCGTCTTCAGTCACAATGATTTCCGTGTGATTCGACCCGATATATTCGGCCACAATTTTGGCGAACTGTATGTCCTCGGAACCTGCCAAACCGATGCTATAGGTCTCCAACACTTGGTTCCTTTTGCGAAAATGGTTGGCGACCAGTGCGGCCACCAAACTGCTGTCCAATCCACCGCTCAACAGGCATGCCACCGGGCGTTCGGTTGTCTCACATCGTTTGATGATGGCTCCGTTGAAATAGTAAGCGATGTTGCGATGGAATTCCACAAAAGGGTCCTCCTCTTCAGTAAAGAGACGCGAATACGAAAAGGTGGGCAACACATACGGACGGGGTTTGCTGGTTTCGCGCCATCCTTCGTTACCTTGCTGGAAGACGGAATATGTACCCGGAGGGAACTGCTGGATAGACGATGTGTCCAGTGAATGGTTATAGAAACGCTCCAAACACTTTAGCTCCGAAGCAAAACCGTACATCATACTTACACGGTCCTGGACAGTGTAGAGAGGTCGAACCCCAAATGGGTCACGGGCGGCATACACCATGTTCTTGTGAATGCGATTGTCCAATAGAACAAAGGCAAAGACACCGTCTAACATCAACAAGGTTTGCTCTATGCCGTACGCGAGATACAAATGAATAATGACCTCACAATCTGATTGGGTGGTTGGTGTGACGCGCATGCTACGGTAGATCTGACGGTAGTTGTAGATTTCGCCGTTGCATATGAGCTCGACACCTTGGTAGACAATGGGCTGATGGGAAGCTTCGTTTAGGCCGTTGATGGCGAGTCGGTGAAATCCCAACGTTAGGCCCATATGATGCACGAGTTTAGAGAACTCGGGTCCACGTCGAGCGCCTTTCATGAACTCGCTTCGTAGTGTATTCATATTGACATCATCATCACTATTTAGTAGAGCAAAGATTCCGCACATGTTTCTCTGATTGTTTGAATATATTTCACATGCAGTCTTTAAACTTCTTTTCCAGGAAGAAAATGAAAAAAAAATATATAAATAATATATCAACAGATGTCAAATACAATGAACTCTAACCCAAACCACATGGAGATGGAGAGAAGTCCACCAGTGGCAGTATGTGTGTCCGATATTCACCGTCAAACCAACGAACGAATCTATGACCGTAACATCCCCTCTCAACCCTTGCAACCTTATATTGATGTTCGTCCGGTCATGACCAAGTACTCTCACTTTCCCATTGTGGACCCACGCAAATCCATCAGTGTACCCTTGCAACAAATGCCTACGTATAATGTGGGGCAAGTCTTCAATCCTGGCAATGCAGCCGGCCCATGGTCTGGTTTTGCCACCAATGTGAACGCGGAATCGGAGTTGCGAAACCAAGTGTATGCCTTACAGAAGTGTAGCCAAGCAGTTTATGTGCCAAACTCCAATTCGGATTTGTACTCATACAGCTTTCAAACGGTCACACAACCTAATCCACACTCATTGCTCTTCCAGTCTGATTCCTTTGCTTCCTTCAACCCCAATCCAGCACCTGGAAAGTGTGGATACAGTGCTTTCAATAACAATACACGTGTCCAAGTGCGCGACTTGACAAAGCAAACAGCTTAAATGACAAAAAAAACTGGAAGTTAGGTTCAAAACATTCATATTAAATTTTTGGGTCTATTTTCACTTAAAAAGGAGAGAAGTAAAAAGTAAAAGCAAGTCATCATCATGCATCCATTGGTTTTACTTTTCTTGTTATACCTCAGCTTCCACCATGGGGCTCGAGTGAAAAAGACGTCGGTCTTGTTCAACCAATTCAAACCCAAATCCCCAAACCAACAACATTACCTAGAGTTACTCAATCGCAAAGACGACCTCATTGTGGCGGTCACTGGTCCCGCTGGGTCCGGAAAGACCTTCATGGCCTGTATGCATGCCATCCAACAGCTGAAGGATGGAGCTATTCAAAAAATTGTCCTGACACGACCTGCCGTATCGGTGGACGAAGACTTGGGATTTCTTCCTGGGAACATCGACAAAAAAATGCTTCCGTGGACAAAGCCAATGTTTGATGCATTCTCGAGGGTGTACTCCAAGAGTGAGCTCTTACAGCTGTTGAGTGGAGATAAAATCGAAATATGTCCGCTCTGCTTCATGCGAGGGAGAACATTTGACAATTCCTTTATTATTGCGGACGAAATGCAGAACAGTACCCCTAACCAGATGTTGATGTTGCTCACTCGCATTGGAAGAAACAGTAAAATGGTGGTGAACGGGGACCTGGAACAGAGTGACCGTATTCATCACAATGGGTTGAAGGATTTAGTGTTCAAACTAAAGAAGAGAAAAGGAGAGAAAATACATCTTGTGCAAATGGATGAACAGGATATTCAGCGTAGTGAGTTAGTCAGCTATGTTCTCGAAATGTACCAATCGCAAGCACCTTCTTCCGCTTCCTCTGGCACGAATACTACTACGACCGCTTCCTCTGGCACGAATACTACTACGACCGCTTCCTCTGGCACGAATACTACTACGACCGCTTCCTCTGGCACGAATACTACTACGACCGCTTCCGCTGGCACGAATTCATCTACAACAAATACCTCTTGTACGAATTCCACTGCAAACGCAACAAATTTACCGTACGATAAGAACAACGATAGTGCTCTTATTCCCTTAAAAGATTATTATGTAATCGATTATTATCGATTGAAAAAAAAATATATATAAGTATATCAACATTGAGCCATGTCCGATGCCTACATCAATCAATTGACGTTGGATTGTTTGTTGAACAAAGAAAGAATGGGTCTTCATGTAATGAAACAGAGAGAAAAACAACGTAACAAAGAGGACTTGCAGTTCTATAGCAAACGCATTCATCACCTCTTTAAAGACCTACTCCATGAAGCGTTTCCACCTGACTTACCACCCGATGTCACGTATGCATACGATAACTTTGTGAAGGCGACCATTCATTATTTTAAAATCGCAGACAGCAATGACATTTTGCAACAAGAGTATGCTGATTTAGACCTACCTCCCGAGAATCCCGAGAATGATGACACCACCACAGCGAAACCGACCCAGCATGTAGCAGCAGCCACCAGCAGCCAAGAAATCGACAAAATCCTTATGCGCACAGTGAAAATGGACCTGCCCACTCTGGACAAATACGTTAAGCGTACACAGAAGAAAGCACCTCGTTCTGAAGAACAAATCGTTTTACCCAAATTTAGAGAGACGAACCTTTCGCATCCTGCATTAAAAAACAAGGGGATAAAAAAGAATATCTGCTCAATATATGAAGACAATGACCATGCGACGAAGGACGAAGACATGGAGGAGGAAGAAGAAGGGTTCCTTGAGAGCATTGAAGACGAGGCGTAGAAAGGGTGGTTCCAAACAAGTGAACTGCAGTCCCAAACCCAAAGAAGAACTCAATGGGTTTAGTTGTTACACGAACAAAGCCCTGTTTAAGCTTCGAGACCATTGGAATGCACGCCATCCAGACGTCAAAATTGTCACTACCTCTCCCAAGGAAATTCATGCACAATTGAATGCGTTCATGAAAGACGTATGCAACAACGAAGCCTGTTGGTTGAAACAAAAAGGTGCGTTTGGACCTCACCCAAAGGATTTGATAGACTCCTTTGCTCCCCCCGCACCTGCAGAATGGAAAAAGAACCCAAATGAATGGTTGTCGAGTGTGGACATCATGAAGGTAATGAAGCAGTACGAGAAGGCATACAAATGTTTTGACTTCATGGGTCCCACACCGATTAATTTTGATACCAAACGATTGCATGGAGAGTGCGTTTGGGAGGAGTTGTGCAAATTCAATTTAGACAAACTTATCAAGAACGGCAAGTACAAAATTGGCATTATTTTCAACACAGACCCCGACGACAAGCCTGGGCAGCATTGGATATCCATGTTCATCAATGTGCGTAAAAAGAAAATCTTCTTCTTCGACAGCACGGGAGACCCTGCACCCCGTGAGGTGATGACATTGGTGAAACGCATTCAGAAGCAAGGGTTGGAATTGAATCCACCAATTGATTTTGAGTTCGACAGCAACGAGGGTATCGAACACCAGTATGGAAACACTGAATGCGGTATCTACTCCATCTTCTTCCTTGTGCACATGTTAGAAGATAAGGTAACAGAGCATTATATGAAAACCCACATACTAAAGGACGAATACATGCAAGATTTTCGTCATGTTTATTTTAATGATTCGTTGTGAAAAAATATATAAAACCATGATGTGTACTTAACTTATATATTTTTTTTTGTTCAAAATGTCCTCTTCTTCCTCCTCCTCGTTTGCTCATCCAGACAATCTGCGCATGATTTGGGACCTAATTAGCGATGAAGAACTTTTCCGTTTTCTCTCCAAAGACATGCAATCCAAAGTCCATACCTTGTTCACCAACAATATCAAAGGATTTTATGACTCCGAACGGACACGTACCGCTTCCCTGGTGGAGATGAACAAGAAGTATATTCTCCTTATTCTTCGGTATATCAAGACCAACTTTGCAGTGATGCCCAGCAAAATCCGGATTCATTCTGAGGAACCCACTGAAATCACTCCACTTCCTCCTCCTAAAGAGCTGATAACTTTCGAAGAGATTCAACACGACAAACAGAGTCAATTTGAACGCGACTTCACTCAACGACAAGAGGAATTTCAAGGCTACATGCAGGTCAAGGTACCACCCGCACCCAGTTTTGCTGACCAGGATAAAGACCAACCCATCCGCGAAATGGACAAGATTTTGAAGGAGATGCAAGCTCAACGAAATTATGAAATCGAACAGATACGGACCTTCAACAACGCACAACCGAACAACTGGCTCGATGCACAGGAAACGTCCATCAAGTCTCCTCCGCTCTCTCCCCAGAAGAAAACTGTTTCGTTTGAAATAGAACCAGGGAGAAAAGAAGAAGATGACCTCCCCCTTTTCTCTAAATTGAAAAAGGTGGTTGAGAAGGATTCTATCACCTTAGAGGTCAAGGAACTAGACGATAGGTCTCGTGTGGAAGCCATTGAAAAAGAGGTGCAAGTATTGAACAAGAAATTGGACAGAATCTTGGAGCTGTTGGGCGAAAAGAAGTAAGTATTAGACGACGTTCTCAATGGTATACTCCGTTTTTCCGTTGGCATCCTTTCGCACAGTGAGCTCAGCTATCTTGCTTGGGACAAGGTTCGTTCTCTCTTCCATGAATGCCTTTGCTGCAGTTGGTTCGTAGAGGTCATAACGACCCTTCCCCTTGCTCCGTCCGAAATATCTTTTTCCTTTGATGGTGATTTCCTGTCCAACCCACTTTTCTTTCACGGTGCGGAGATTGGCACGGACGGTTGTGTCGTCTTCTTGGTCTTTGTAATTTGGAACATACGAGAATTGATGAATCGAAGGATTACCAAACTGCATGCATTTGTCGCCTGAATACAACTCGCAATCAAAGGATGATTGTTTGATTGCATCGGTCAATTGCGTCATCAACCTAGCCTTCTTTTCGGATATTTCAAAGAGATACTCGTCTGTCGTAATGGGTTTCTCAGTGATTTTGCTCGTGTCCCATCGTTCGAGTTGTTTGCTGCTTTGCACCTGTTTAGGAGTCAACTTCATCAAATACAGAAACACCTCCACTGTTTGCAATTCCTTTGGCAAATCCTTGTGGCTGCAAATACGGCGCGCTCGTCCAATCACTTGCTCTGCACGTACAGGGTGCCAGTACGGGTCCATCAAATGAACAAACCGTGTGTTACGCAGATTGATACCTTCTGAGCCGGATGACGTTATCATGAAGACCTTGATGACTTCTCCCATGTTGTTGTTGATATGAATTTTTCTCAGTTCCCTGCTGATATTTTCCGGTATTTCGTCCCATTCACCGTTGTAAATGTGACGTATCAACTCCTTTTCCTCCGAAGTTTCCGTTCCTGTATACAGCGCATATGTTGGCTTGCCTTTTTCCGATTCTGGGATGTCTATTTCCCACAAACCACCGTGGGTCTTTCTTACCTTGAACCGTGTGAATCCATTGGCATTGAGCACCAGTGTGAATAGACCAATCCCCTCTGCAGCACGGAACTGACTGTACACCAGGTGCAAGCCTTCGTATCCAGGGTCCTGAATATTCTCCAGGATGTGAAGGAATTTGGGACTGTATATTTGCAGTGCGTCTTTGGAGAAATATTCGTCCGGGTTCTGCTCCATAAGTTCGACTTGATGTCTCAATCTCTCCTTGTAGTCCTCACCACCTTCTGTCTCCAACTCTTCGTCTCCCTCTGGTTCCACTGCGACAGTTTCTTCGCGTTCGCCCACCTGCGCCTTTCTTGCGGGTTTTTCTCTCTCGGGAATCGCGAAATTGCACACTAACCGCGAATAAATACGGTAGGTCGAGGTGAATTCTGCGTTTTGCACCTTCAGTGAGCCTTCGCGTTTTCTCTCCTCTGCACGTTCTTGCTCGTAGATTGCAAATTGTTTGTCGCTCATAGGGATGTTGACAATGTGATAATCTTCGTTCAAGTTATTTTCAAACTTCGGTAACAAGCTTTCCTGTGCGCTTCGAAAGTAGGAAGTGAGGCCGAGAATTCTTCGTTTGAATGCGTCCGCGTTCTTCATGTTCTTGTTGTCATCGATATACCTCGACTCAAACTCATCCAAACGGTCCGGTAAGGCCTTGAAATATTGCACGGTTCTGCTCACCACATCGATTTTGTTGCGTTCCAATACGTTACTGATTTGCTTCAAAAACTGCTCGTCGGTGAGGTTTAGCAAACTGTCTTCCTGGGTGACACCATGATACTGTGCGCTTTTGTCGATGCTGTTCTTGAACCCAAACGGATTGCGAGTGACCGTTAGTACCCTGCTGGATGGCGAATAGTCCAAATAGTCCGTCGATTTCACACCCAACAGCATCTTGCGAATGGCTTCTTTGTCCACTGTGCCCTCCTTTTTCACATTCAAGGTGAGTTTCCACGTGGTGATGTACCCGCGCAGTATATTGAACAGGATACCCAGTTCATTCGGATAGTTGATAATGGGTGTACCGGTTAGCAAGACAATACGGACATTCCTTGCGCGCAGAAGCATCTCGTACATCTTGATAAAGGGTGCTGCTTTGCTTTTCATTGAGGGAAGTTCTAAGTCACCATTTTCCGTTGGCTGCCGACTGTTTAGTTTGTTTACGATGAGACTGATGAAATTGTGTGCTTCATCAATGATGACCACCTTATTGTCAAACATGTTGTGGGCGTAATTGTCAGTCAAACGAACCAAGTTGCTCTCCTTCACACCGCCATTGTAGTTGATAAAACTGTACTTCTGCTGAATCATGTTGTCCAACTGTTTTTCGAGAAGTTGGCGCTCCTCTTCTGTCAGCGAGTCGTAATTGCTTCGCTTGCGCACATTCACAAAAAATGCCCCTCCATGTTTATTGATAAAATCCGTCGACAAATTGAGGACCGTAGAGATGGTCTGCAATGCCTCTGGATGGCGTTTGGTGGACACCCATTCCCAGTGCTGGTTCTTTTTAAAGAGAGAATCACCGCATTTTTTCAATTCGCCCATATAATTGGCACGCAATGAAGCGGGGGTCATCACAACCACCGTCTTGGAATCCTTCATACCTTCCGCAATGGCAATACTGGTGCATGTTTTACCGGACCCCAATCCGTGATACAGCAACAAGCCGCGATAAGGAGTATACAGGTTCATATAATCACGAACAATCTGCTGATGAAGCAACAGAGAGATGTTGGCAGCACTTTGGCCAATGGTGTCACAGCTAATCGCCTCCTCATTGGCTTCCAGTTCTTTCTTGTACGGCTCGAAAACACCGTTGATAAATTGCACAAACTTCTCTCTGTTGGTCATTATATAACTTGGCACCTGAATGCGTACAGGCGATGGTTTTGGTGGCAGACGGGATGGATTGTTTAGAGCTGCGAGCAATTCTTCTACATCTTCGCTAATAAGCTCATGTGGACGCTTGGTGCGTCTCTCCTTGTTGGTTACTACTGCTGTTATTGTGGCTGCTTCTTCTTCTTCTAGTGATAGTTCTTCGGGTCCTTCTGTTCCTTCTCGTTCTTCTGGTTCTTCTCGTGCTAGGGGTCCTTCGGGTCCTTCTCGTTCTTCTAGTTCTTCCGATTCTTCCCGTTCAGTCGCCGCCTTTGTCCTCTTAGTTCTCGGTTCCAAATCACTTTCACTAATACCTTCTACCGTCTCCACACCAGCCTCTACCAATTGCTTGAGGAAAGCGTTGCGGTCAAATGGCACTCCTGATTTAGTTTCATCAACAACCCCTTTCACTAAAAAGATTTCCTTTTCATCGAGAGGTCCCTTCACCATCAATTTGCGCTTTAACTGTTCTAAATGTTCGTTCATTTTATACTATTTTATATTATTTTAATAATTATTTTTCGTGAACATAATTTATAATCCCTACTGTAACAGAAGCACCACTTATTATATCTCGTATTATTATACATGGAGGTCATCTATAATAACAACACACCTGTTCAAAATCGTCAATATTTAAAAGTATTTGAAACCCAAACACCACCACAAATAAAGTTGTCCTCTAACATCATCAGACCATACGTTATTGTGATGTATGACCCCGATGCAGTAGGGGGGACTTATTTGCATTGGATTAAGGGGAGTGAGAAGGACTTTCTCTCATACAAAGGTCCTTCACCACCACCAAACACTGGCGAACACCATTATGTTTTTGAGTTTTATATAAAACCAGATGACTTTCATCCTAATGTGGAAGAGAGAACTATCCGAAACAGTATTGAAGAAAGCAAGGCATCATGGGGCTTACACGGAAAACCATTGCACTCCGTCTCGTTCACAGTAAAATCTCCGACCAGCGGAGGAAAGAAGAGCAAGACAAAAAGGACGAAGAGGAGTAAAACCAAGAGAACTAAGACAAAGAGAACTAAGACAAAGAGAACTAAGACAAAGAGAACTAAGACCAAGAAGCCCCATTAAAGCTAAAGCTAAAGCTACTTTTCAAATTTATCGATAGCTTGAATGCCTTCGTTACACGCCACTTGCTCTGCCTTGCGTTTAATTTTGTGTTGACCTTCGCCTAGGTAGATAAGCACCTTAGAATTCTCGGCGACATAATCGTGAATTGCCTTAAAGTTCTGGAAGAAGGCAATGTCCACAGAATCTGCATGCGTCAAATGATAGATGGGTTGACCCAAGCACAAATACACACCCATTTTGTAGCCACGCTCCATGTCGTGTTCGATTTCCAAGTAATGCGGTGTCACCTTGAATTCCTTTTGGATTTTCACTTGCAGTATGTTCTTGTAATTGTCGTCGTTCTGAATGAGAGCCACCCAGTCGATGTGGGTTTCGAAGATGCGATTGATGAACCGTTTGGCCATTTTAAAGCCTGGACTCTCGTCGTCACATGCGTCTTCCGACTCAGGATTGTGTGTTTCGAAATTGAGGAAGAGGGCACCAATAAAGGACTCGAACAGACATCCGAGCTTCTTCAAATTCGTTCTGGTTTTCTTTTCTTCGGCATGCTTGGAGAGAACGAGCCAACGGTGGAGGCCCATTTCCAAAGCAATTTTGCCAATGGCTTCATTTTTCACAATGGCAATCTTCTTCTCCGTCATGAACCCTTCGTTTTCTTTGGGGAAACGTTTGTACAAGTAGAGTTTGGTCACGCATTCCAGGATGCCGTCGCCCAAGAATTCCAGCCGTTCGTTCGATTTCGAGCTGAGTGGCAAGCAGTCTGGTGGTCGTTCAAGAATCGTGATGTTCTGTTCGGCATTCTCGTATTGAGGTCGCTTCGTATAGGAACGATGCACAAACGCACGTTGGTACAAATCCAAGTTGCGTACTATGGGTGGAAGACCATATCTGGAAAGAATAGATTGTACTTCGCACAATGTAATCTTCACGTTCTGAGGATTATACGGGTTGAAGACCAGTCCCTCGTCCGTTTTGATGAGGTCGTCGTCGTGAGCTATTTTGATTTCAGAGGTTGTCATG